TGATCATCCGAAGGCATGCAAAAGTTAAAAAGGCAATATGGGTGCCCATATCATTCGTATTGCCTTTTCTTTTGCCCTTAATTTGTTGGAGGAAATGTTGATGGAAAAACAATATTTGGATATTCCGTTTGAGGTCAAGGCCGAAGACATTAAAGAGGATGGTACTTTTGAAGGGTGGGCATCTCTTTTTGATAATCAGCCGGATGCTCATCGGGATCTTGTGGCCCGAGGTGCATTTCGTGAAACGTTAAACAAAGGCGGGCGAAATGGCACCGGGATCGCAATGTTGTATCAGCATCGAACGGATAAAATCCCCGGCGTTTGGCTTTCTTTGGTGGAAGACACAAAGGGGCTGAAAGTCAAAGGACAATTGGCCCTTGAGACACAGCTCGGCCGGGAGGTTCACGAGGTCATGCTTCTTGGCGCCAGGACTGGCATGTGGCGCTTTTCGCTTTCTATTGGATTTGATTCCATCGAAGAAGAAGAGCAGATGATAAAAATAGGCGAAGCAAAAATAAGAGTTCGCTTGTTGAAAAAAGTTGAATTGTGGGAAATTAGTATTGTCACTTTCCCGGCAAAAGTCGGGGCCACTGTGACAAATGTTAAACAGATAGAGGATGCCAAGACAGAGCGGGAGCTTGAAAATGCCTTGCGGGAGGCCGGGTTATCTAAAACCTCTGCTCAGTATTTGGTGCGACTTTGCAAATCATCCCTGCGGGAGGCAGGAAAGCCAGATGATGCGAAGGATGATGAAAACGAAACGTTATCGGCCATTCTTGATAGTCTGAGGCAGGTTAATTATGACCTGAAAATGGCCGATATTCTTGGCGGTTTACAAGAAATTAAATAAAATTAAATCAAATGGAGGGAATTGAAAATGTCCGACAAAAACAAAACCCCGGAACCTGAGGTTGTTGAGGCTGTGAAGGCGGAAATCAAGAAATTGGGGGAAGGATATCAGGCGAGTAAAGCAAATTATGAGGAACTTCGAAAATCCTATGAAGCCCTGAAAGACGAACTGGAACGGAACAAAGATAAAATGAATGCTTTGGTCGAAGAAAAAGTGACCAAATTGACCGAGGATATTACAACTCGGCAGGAAGATATTGACGCGAAAGCGGCTGCTTATCAGGAAACCGAAAAAGAGCTGAACAAAAGAATTGATGAGCTTGAGGTGGCCTTGAAACGGGTTCCGAAAGATGGCCCGCAGGACGCAAAAGAGCTTGCGGAGCTTGAAACCAAAGCGACCGAATTTATGATTCACTCTCTTGTCGTTCAGGGCAAAGGAAAGGGTGTCAAGTTCGAAGAGGTTGAAAAAATTGAACCGAATGTTGATGAATATAAAGCGTATTGTGACGCTTTCCAGAAATTTCTGCGTGTTGATGAAAGGCGCCATATCGCTTATCCTGAAATGATGAAATCCTTGACACTTGGAATTGATCCCGATGGAGGATATACCGTAACTCCGATAATGAGCAATCGGATTATAGCAAAATTGTTTGAAAGTGATCCGATCCGTCAACTTGCCAGCACGGAGAGCATTACGACCGATGCGATTGAATGGCTTGTTGATTATGATGAGGCCGGTTTTGGATGGGAGGCGGAAACTAAATCCGGAGCGGAAACCGATACACCGCAGATTTTCAAAAAACGGATTCCGGTTCATGTTCTCTATGCCAAACCACGGGTAAGCCAGACATTGCTTGAGGACTCTTCAATCAACATTGAGAATTGGCTTGCTGATAAAATTGCCAATCGCTTTATGAGGGGTGAAGGGGCCGCTTTCGTAAGCGGCAATGGTGTAGGACAGCCGAGGGGCTTCCTAACGTATACCGATTATGATACGGCTGGCACGGATCAATGGGGTCGGGTTGAACAGCAAGCGATGGGTGCTGCTGCCGCTGTTACCGCCGATGGATTCATTGATGTTAAATATCGGCTGATTGAACAATATTTGGGCAGAGCCACTTGGCTGATGAACCGGTTGACTGTTGCTGCTACGATGCAGTTGAAGGATGGTCAAGGAAATTATATTTGGAAACCGGGTTTGGCCGAAGAAAGACACAGTACCATCCTGGGTCTTGATGTGCGTATGTCAACCTCGATGCCGACTATCGCTGCAAATGCCCTTGCGGTTGCGATTGCGGATTGGGCAGAGGCTTACATGGTTGTTGACCGTCTTGGAATTACGATTCAGCGAGATCCCTATACCCAGAAGCCGATGATCGAATTTTATACCAGAAAGCGAGTTGGTGGAGATGTGGTCAATTTCCAAGCGATTAAAATTGGAGTTATTTCTACTTAATCGTTTGATTTTAACAATATAAAAAATAGCTTCTTTTAGAGGGAGGATTTAAAAATGGGTGCAGTAAGAGATGGATATTCAAATTCTAAATTTTTCGAAGCCCTGGCTCCGCAGTCCTTCAGCGGAACGGCCATTACCGGGGCGACCATCGATAAGCAGGGTTATGAAACGGTTACTTTCATTGTGCACGCCGGCGAAATTTCCGGTGTTGCCAGCGCTTTGGTTTCTGTTCACTCTTGCGGATGGGTTCGGATGCAGCACGGAACCAGTAATACAGCCGGAACGGTCGTTTGGTCGAATTGTTCTGCGGAACAGATTCTTGTTGACCTTCGGCTTTCCGGGGCAACGAGCAATACTGCCGGGCTGACCAGCACTTCAATGGGCGTTCTTGCGGTTAGCAACGCGGGCTCCGGTCTTGACAATGGCACATTTTTCTGCCTTGGTGGGGTCAGTGCGGACAATCAATCTTTTTGGGAATCCAAAGCGTATGCGGCCGGATACATTGGGGATCACCGATGGGTCAGACTTGTTGTTTCCGCGAGTGCGGCTGGTGAGACCAGCGCAGTCGGCATTGCTGCGATTGCCGTTCTTGGGCTTCCTGGAGATTGGCCGGTCAATACGGTACGAAAGACCAGTTAGTTTTTGAAATAATCAAAATATTGCCGGGGATGGTTTGGGTTGATTCCGTTCCCGGCAATTAAAAAATGATAGGAGAAATGAATAATGGCTCAGGATGAAACTTATCAAACGACCACATACCATGAGCGTGGCGGCGATCGGTATGTTATCGGGAGTGGGGGCGAGTTTGCAGTCGAATCTGGTGGTTCCGTTGCCATATATTCCGGTGCTCAGATGACCGTTGAAAGTGGGGCAAAATTTGAGCTTGCTGGGCAAGATCTTGCTGGAGATGACGCTCGCAGAATTCTTGCCTCTGAAATGGCGGGAACAGTTATTATCGGGCAGGGCGCTACGTCAACAAAACTATCTGTAGTTAATTTGCCCGCCAATGTTCGCGTTGTAATTTTATCTGGCACCTCAACGATGACGGCTGCTTCTTTTTGGCTGACCTCCGTTTCCGCTGGCCGAGAAGTGTTCTTGATGTTCGGCGGTGGATCAACTTCAACCGCTTCCGGTGCTGTGACCGTTTCCCTTTCTGGATGCAGTCTGCTTGGTTCTATTGGAACCAATATTAGCGGTTTTGTAATGAATATGTCTGCAAGTCATTGTGCTGTATTTCTGAAAGCGATTGAAGATAATGTGTGGGCGATTGTCAGCCAGTATGGGGATATTGACGAATAAACAAAAGAGGTGATTTATGGCTAAAATTATAATGGTCCAAAGCATGGCCGGTTGTATTGATGGAATTCATCAACGAAAATATCAGGCCGGACAGGAATACGAAATTGACGGCGTTCAAATGAATCAGAAACTTGCTAATATTTTTTTAAAATGCGGCGCGGCGAAGATGGCAGATATCGTTCCGCCCAATCCGCCTAATCCGCCGAAACCGAATGAACCGATTGATCCGCCTGAAAAAGCGGTTGTTGAAAATCCACCTGAAATGAAAGAAGAAGATCCTGTTGATGATGAAAACGCGGGTGATGAGCAGGAACCTGAAGAAGAAAAGAAAGAATCGGAACCGGAAGCGAAGATTATGCGGGTCTTTGAATTGGCAAATGAATTGAAAGTGCCCTATAAGCGGGTTGTCAAGGTGGCAAAGACATTGAAGATTAATGTCGAATTTGCCCAAGCCGGCTTGACTCAAAGCGAAGCAGATAAAATCAAGGCAGAGTTTATTAAACAATGACGTATTTTTATCCTGGGCATCCATATTATGATGATGTTGGCCATCGGCTTGCACGCAAAACCGGCCGGCTGATTTCCGAACCATTGAATAAAGATGGTGGCCGCTCTTGGCAGGTTATTGCGCAGCCAACCGTTGAACCGGTTACTGCTGATGAAGTGAAATTGTTTGGCCGAGTTGATACAACCGAAGAAGATAGTATGATTGAAGGTTTTATTACTGCGGCGCGGATGGCGGCAGAAGAGTATTTGGGGCGGGCTTTTATTCAGCAAACAATCAAAACAATTTTGGATTATTGGCCGGGAAATGTTTTTGAATTGCCCCGGCCTCCGCTTATTTCGATTGATAAGATAGCTGCCCTTGATGAGGATGATTCGGAAACGGTTTACAATTCTGACAATTACTATGTCATTACAACTTCGGAGCCGGGAAAGGTGACCATCAAACGGGGTACAGCTTCGCCGATAAATACAAGTCGTGATTATGGCCGATTTATTATTCAGTCTAAACATGGATATGGTTCGTCTGCGTCTGATGTTCCGCAATTGATTCGTGATGCCATCAAAGTTTGGGCGATGTCAATATACGAAAACAGGATGATGGACGTTAAAAATCCACCGCCTGATGCAAAAAAGATGCTTGACCTTTTCAGGATTCCGGGGAGGGTTTCGATCCGATGACGTGGCTTGCATCAAAATTAATGCAGCGAGTGCAAATATTGATCCCATCATTAGTTCCAAACGATGCAGGCGGTTCCGATCTTGTCTTTGGCGCTCCATTATCAGATGCTTTTGATTCAGGCGAGTATAATCAGCTTGCTCCGGTTCTGACAGTCTGGATGGGAATGAAGCCGATCGGATTCAAAGGATCTGGCGCAAAATATATTCGTGGAGAACAAGTCAACGAAGCGGTCACTCATGAATTTATTGTTCGTCATATTGCCGTTTCTTCTTTGGGCAAAGAATTTAGTTTGGGGTTTTCAGAAGAATTTAAATATATGCCGAATCTTATGGGCCTGAAATCAGATTATTTTTTGATGGTTCAATGCGGATCTGGAAGCAAAGGCCGGCTTTTTCGCATTCATGACGTTGTGGATTCGAAGGAAAGGCATGAATATTTGAGAATTGCAGCCGAAGAAATTGAAGAGCGTGGAGTTGGGTGGCCGTCATGATGGATACAAAAGAATTGGACAAATTGAACAGGGATTTGAAAAAAATTGGAGAGAAATTGTATAAAACGGCTGTCGAAACCCCGGATACGATAACAAGAGAATTGGCCCTTGGTGCGACTGATATCCGCAATACAATTGTTATGTCCATGCGGAATACCCCGAAAACTGGCCGATGGTATAAACGTGGCAAAAAGAAACATCGGGCATCGTCACCGGGAAACCCTCCTGCTATTGATCGCGGGAAATTGGTCCGGTCAATCATGTTTAATGTTCGGGATATGGAAGTTGAAATCGGCGCTATTGGCGGTGCGCCATATGCGGAATCTCTTGAATTTGGAACAAAAAAGATGGAACCACGTCCTTTTCTTGATCCTGCAGTCAAAAAACATGCACCAGAGATAGTTGAAATCGTTGGACAAAAAGTTTTTGAAGTAATCAAGAAACCGTTTGAAGGAAAATAAATTGCAGATTGGCCCCATCGCATTAAAATTGAGATTGGCAAATACGAGATTTGAAAATCGTATATTTGGTGCTGCGGAATTGGCCCTGGCTTTGGAATATACTTTGAAAAAAGAATCTGCGTTTGTGATCCAATTAAACGAAACAGCGAATTCAAATAGTTTAGATAGCGGAATCAGTCAAAAAATAACCGAGCGTTTTGCAGTACTTGTTGCATTAGACAATGGAACTTCTGATCGAGATAAAATCGGGTTGACTGCATATGACACCTTATCGTCTGTAAGAACAGAGATATTTTCTGCTATTCTTGGGTGGCAAATGACTGGGGCTGAAAGTCTTGTTTCGTATGGTGGTGGCCGGATTGCTGGAATTAATCGAGCTTACCTTTGGTATCAATTTGAATTTGTTGTCGAAACTCGCATTGATGATGACGATGGGGTAGATGTTGGCCGTGATGAATTGCCTGATTTTGATACGATTTATGCACAATGGATTCTTTCGCCGAGCATTAAATTTGAAGGGGTTGGAAAAAATTTGCCAATAACAATTGTTGATCCAGATATGACAACGATAATTGATTTTACATCAAATCCGGCGGTGGACGGGCCTTTTAACTACAGTTTTGGGGTAAAATTTGATGTATACAAGCCATCATAAAAAAGGGATAATAGCATGAAATTAAGAACAGCATATTTGATGCCATTACCAGGATTAATTGTCCGCGATCCGATTTCAAAAGATATTTTGGCAGAAAAAGGGGAAGTCAAGCCTCTTGTCGGCCCTGAGGGTCGATATTGGAAAAGGCGTTTGCGCGATGGCTCTGTAAGAATTTCCGAGGTACCCGGCGGAAATACAAAGCCGAAAAATAAATTTCAGAAAATAGAAGATATGAAAAAGAAAAAGGAGGATTAGAAAAAAAAGAAATGCCTGTTGTATATCAGATAATTAACAAAATAAATAATAAAAGTTATATTGGAATAACGGTTAATTTTGATAGGCGGATAAAAGAACATCAAAAAGGGGACGGAGGTTGCCTTATTCAAAAAGCCATAAAAAAATATAGCAAAGATTGCTTTAATTATTTTATATTAGAAAATATAAAAAATTGGCAAAAGGCTTGTGAAAGAGAAAAATATTATATTGGTGTTTTGGAGACGAAAGCACCAAACGGATATAATTTAACAGACGGAGGGGATGGCGTTTTTGGTCTAATCCCTTGGAACAAAGGAAAAACCAATATTTATTCTGAAGAAATAAGAAATAAAATTTCCAATTCATTAAAAAATTTTTATCAATATAATCCAAATTCATTTGTTGGCAGAACACATTCAGAAGAAACAAAATTAAAAATATCCAAAGCATGTAAGAAGGCAATGACGGACGAAAGAAGAAAACAAATTTCGGAAAATAGCACTGGCAGGATAAGCAAAAAGAGAGGAATTCCTTTATCCGAAGAATGCAAAAGAAAAATATCTGAAAGTTGTATGGGAAGAACCCCTTGGA